GGCGCTTTGCACTTCAGAACACGCGGCAAATACAGGCGAACGTCTTTTCGTACCCGTATGACTTTCAGGTGTGGGACAGGCTGATGGCGGCTGCGCCGAATACCTTGGCAGCAGAAGGCGAAGCCATCGAGCGCAAGCACTTCAAGGACATCCGGGAATTGCTCGGCGTGACGACGCGTGAAATGATGATTGGTGGCCACCGCGTTCCGGTGGCGAACCTTCCCTACACGATGAGCAGCGACGCCGGGCACGAGATGGCGAAGGGACAACCGTTCGCGGCTTGCTATTGGGATACGCCGAAAGGGCGGGTGTTCAGCCTGCGTTCGAGTGAAGACGGCGCCGATGTTTCTGCAGTTGCGAAGCAAGACGGGGGCGGCGGGCACCGCAATGCTTCCGGCTTTACGGTCAGTTTCGCTCAGGCGCAGGCGTTCGAGCTTTTGACACACAACGCAGAGTGACTGTTCAGGAATTGGGAGCGACCATGAAGCGCTGGACCGGTCACGACGATGACCTGCTGACGCAGCTCTACCCGCATCACGCCAATTCCGAGATAGCCAGGCTCCTCGGCTGCACCGTGCCAGCCGTCAAAAACCGCGCCCGTAGTCTTGGCCTGCGCAAACCAATTGCCTCCACCAATACCGGCTGTTTCCAGCCGGGCCAGACACCATGGAACAAGGGCACACACTTCGTCGCCGGCGGCCGATCGGCAGAAACACGATTCAAGCCAGGTGCGCGGCCCCACACCTGGCGCCCGATCGGCACCGACCGCCTGAGCAAAGAAGGCTATCTGCAGGTCAAGCTCCGCGACACCGGCTGCACCCGGCGCGATTACATCCCCGTTCATCACCTGGTGTGGGAACTGCATCGCGGGCCGATCCCGGCCCGCATGCGCGTCACGTTCCGGGACGGCGACAAGACCCGCATCGCCATCAACAATCTGGAGCTGGTCAGCATCGCCGACATGATGCGGCGGAACAGCTATCACAATCGCTACCCCAAAGAAATCGGGCTCGCCATCCAGTTGCGCGGCCAACTCATCCGCAAGATCAACCGCGCCCAGCGCGACCGACAAAGAGATTCCCCGTGAGCATCACGAATCAGGGTGACATTGTTGCACTCCGGCAGCACCTGTTCGCCAGCATCCAGCGCCTGGCCGAAAAATCCACCCCGGAAGAGATCAATCGCGCCAAGGCGATTGCCGATACCAGCCAGGTCATCATCAACAGCGTCAAGGTCGAGGCGGATTTTCTCAGGGCCACAGGCGGTAAGGGCGGTAGTGGCTTTATCCCGCTGGCCGCGCCAAAGGCTGGCGCGCCAGCACCAGTGCCAGAAACTAGCGGCACGCGGGTGATTGAGCAGCGGCCTGGCCTGCGCGTGACAAAGCACATCCTAGAAGGCTGATCATGACGCGCCTCGTCTCTCTCGGCGCCAAGATCGAGCAGCTCGACGGTCTGCGCGACACCAACGATCTTAACCAATGGGAACAGGCCTTCGTCACCAGCATCCTCGAACGCTACCTGCTTGCCGGCCGAGACACGCGCATGCTCAGCAGCAAGCAGGTCGAAGTGATCGAGCGCATCTGGGGCAAACACTTCGCCTGACCATGCTGCTCTCCCTCCCCACAGCCGCGCGCGAACTTGGTGTATCCCGGCGCACCCTGGAGCGAGAAATCTCCGCCGGCCGGCTGGCAGTGGTCGAGATCCGCGGATCCGTCCGGATTGACGAAGCCGACCTGCAGGAATACATTCGCCAGTCCCGCATTACCAAGGCCAAACCATCATGCCCGTCAGAAAACGCGGCAACCGCTGGCATGTCCGCCTTCAAATCGGCGGCCAGCGCATCGAGCGCAGCCTTGGACCGACTGCTACAAAAGCGGACGCGCTCGACTACGAAGCCAGGCTGCGGCGCGACGCCGTAGCGGGAAAACTGCAACGTGCGCCCACGCGCACAATGGAATCCGCCCTGGTGCGGTGGCTGGAAGGCGAGGCCGCCCAGCTCAAGAGCTACAGCAATCTGATTTCCAAAGTCCGCGCTTTGCAACCGCACGCCGCGGGTCAGCGCCTCGACGCCATAGTGCTGGTCGCCGAGGAAGTCAAGGCCGCCGGCATCAAGGATGGCCTATCGCCGGCGACGATCAACCGCCGGCTGGCCATATTGCGCCGCGTGGCCAACCTGGCGCACGAACAATGGGGATGGCTTGATCAGCCGCTCGGGCGGCGCATCAAGCTGCTGAGGGGAGAGAAGACGCGCCACATCTACCTGACGCCCGATCAAGTCGAGCTGATGGCCACGCATTGCCAACATGCGGCGGTGGCCACGGCGATCCGCCTGGTGGCCAGGACGGGGCTGCGCGAAGGCGAGTTGCTGCGCGCCGATACCATCTTCGACGGCTGCATCGTGGTGGATGAATCGAAGAACGGGAAGCCGCGCCTGGTGCCGGTACCGGCAGACATGGCCGACCTCAAACTGCCGATCGGCATCACGTATGCCACGCTGCGAACCTTCTTCGAAAAGGCCAGAACGGCGGCCGATATGCCGCACGTTCGCTTTCATGATCTTCGCCATACGGCGGCCAGCTGGTGGGCCCAGGCAGGCGCGAATATGGCCATCCTGCGCGATCTATTGGGTCACAGCAACATGGCCGTCACCAGCCGCTATGCACACCTGGCGACCGCCGACCTGAAGCGGGCGTCCATCAAGGTCGCTGCGGGGCAGAAACGGGGCAAGAAAGCCGGGAAGCCTCTGCCCGCTTGAAATTCACCGTGATTTTAAGTCCCTTGTGTCTACCAATTTCACCATCCGGGCATTTGATTTATTGAGGTTTTCTGCGTCAGGTTGCGACAGGTTACGACTGCTTTGCCCCGGTGAACGGGGCAAGAACGGGGCAGGGAAATTGGCGGTCGGCTGCATGGGCTGATTCTACCTCGCCGGATCGAGGCCGCAGCCAATGCCGCTGCCGCGCTCTGATCTGGCTCGGAAACGGCGCGTCACGCCTCAGGCGCAACGTGGCCTCGTAGGTGCGCAGGATGCCAGACCTCACGGCGTCGAGGCCTCGCGTTGGCTGGCCACCCAGTCGAGCAGCCACATCACCTGGGCAGCGTCTTCGACGGCGCGGTTGAGGCGGGACTCGCACTGCTCGACTGGTATCTCCTGGGGCGCATCTCGGCCGGGACCAGGTCCGCGTTCGACGGCGGCTGGCTCAGGGCTTCCGGTACTGCCGGGTATGGCTGGCAACGTTGCTGGACTACAGTCTGCCCAGCGCACCCGCACAGCAGGAGCACGGCGCTGGCGATCCACAGCAGCAGCCCAGCCGGCCGCGGTTTCCACGGTGATGCGTTTTGACTCGCGCTTGATGCGTACATTCTCTGCCTCCAGTTTCGCGTTCGCGGCGGTTATCTCTTTGTCGTATTCGGCATGGCGATCCGCCTCGGACCGGATGCCACTCACGAAGCCGGCGCCACTGGCGGCGGCAACCAGGGCAGCCAAGGCCACCCACATCCAGACGGCGGGCAGCGCCCGGACCAGCGTTAGGGCTCCGGTCATCATGCGCTTACGACCTCACCACCAGCACCACAAACGCCAGCGCTGCAATCATCGCCTCGGCGCTGGTCATGTGAGCAGTACCCGCTGCGCCCTGCCCCACGCGGATGCGCGATCGTCGTAGCCGAGTGCATCGCCAATCCGCTTGGTCTTGTGGCCACGATTCCAGATGTCGCACACTCCGTCGAAATCGCCGGCGTCCGCCCATTTGTCGAGCTTGGCGCGCCACCAGAACCAGCCAGCGCACCGGGCGGCATCGAGCGGCTGCTCCAGCAGCTCGGGGTGATGCAGCAACAGGTTGGGATCGTCGTATATGTCTTGCGAGCATGCCAGATAGTTGTAATAGCCGGTGATCTGCGGCAGGCCGCGGCCGCGCCACCAGCAGCCCGGCGTGCTGCCGTGTTGCTCGGCGATGCGCCGGGCATCGTCGAGGTGGTTGCCGAGGTCCTTGCGGCCGTCGTATGCCCGGCCGTCGGCGATTTCGCGGACGTAACGAAGCGACCCGGATTCGTGCGCCACATTGGCCAACCACATGCCGAGGCGCTGCGGTGTGGTGATGCCGTATTCCTTCGCCGCGGCATTCAACGGCGCCAGGAATATCTCGGCACGCGGGCCGGCGAAGGGCATGATGGTTTTAAGTTGCGCAAGTGTGATCATGGGATTTGCTTTCTCGCAGGACGTTGGTTGGTTTTGTCTGCTGGGTCTTCGCGCCTGTCCATGGCCGGTAGCTGGCCGAATTTCGCTTCAGCCCAGCGCTCCATCTGAAATATCGCCCGCGCGCCCATGTGGCCAGAGATGCCGACCAATACCGGCGTCAGCAGCCCGCTCACTCCCGACCATTCGCATAACCAGAATGTCAGCAGGCCGGCGAACCCGCTTGTGATCAGCTCACCGATTACCTCGGTGAAGGAGAAAGGGGATGAAAGCCCTCTCTGCACCCGATGGTAGAAGTTCACGAATCCGCCAACGGCGGACAAGAACGTCACCCAAAAATAGGTGATCAGAGAATAACTTGTGGGATCTTTTTCAGGCATGGCGATGATCCATGTTCATGGGATGACAAAGAGAGGAAGCTCAGCAATCAATTCCGCGGGCGTTGGAGCTGGTCGGGTCTTTGCATCTACAGCAGCGTCGACAGACCAGCAATAGCGCCAAACCTCCGAGCGCCAGGCACGAAAAGCGCGCCCTTCTTCCTGGAATCTGCTGACGGATGATTCATCTGCATAGGTGCAGGCCGAGAGTATGCTGTCATAGCCCGAGGCCTGGGCCGTGTTATCGAGGTGAGATTGCACGGCCGCACTCATGGCAGCGCGGGCATCCGCGATCTGTATCGCGGCGGCCTCGCTGGTCACTACCCAGCCTCTATCTACATAGTCGAAAGCGTGATAGCTACTCGGCCGAGGTGGCAGTGGCATAGCGGTTCCATCGATGACCATGAAGTGCTCGCCGGAATAGTGGCCGTCGATTGCCGCTTCGATGGATTCATCGAACTGGAGATCAAGCAACGCATCAGGTCCTGATACTGTTTTCAGGATCGCTCCCGTGGCCTTGCAATAAATGGTCTTGATCATGTTACTTCTTCAGGGTGGCGGCAGACATGCTGCGCAGGTTGGCTTTCGGCGCAATGGATCCGTTATGCGTGGCGAATTGCAGGTAATAGGTGTAGGTGCCAGCACCGGGGGAATCGACAACGCCCCAGGACCCACCGAAAAATGTATTTGCTATCGGCGACGCGTGAAAGAGAACCCCGGTGGCCGAGCTGATGTCGGATGAATCGAGCGTGCCGAAGATGGTGGTCGATCCCCGGCGGATCCGCACCCGCGGGTATGCCACGGTGTTTCCGCTGTTCAGCCCGCATGACGCCAGGACAAACACCGGCTCGGAGCCATCTACCGTGATCGTTACGCTCTGCGCGGTTGTCCAAACCGCCGCACCACCGCTAGCGGCACTCCCGGTCACCTCACCCGATGTGTACGCGCCGACCGGCACTGTCACCGCGTTATCGTCAATCTTTAGCGTAGTCACCGCGAGGCTGGCAATCTCACCGCCTGCGGCCGTTATGGCGTTCGCGGCGATCTTGCCGGCAGTGATGGCGGCCGCCGCCATCTCGGTGGCAGTAATGGTGCCGGAGGCGATTTTCGCGGCGGTAATGGTGTTTGACGCGATCTCGGCGGCGGTGATGGTGCCACCGGCGATCTGTGTGGATGTAATGGTGCCGTTGGCGATCTGGGTGGCGGTAATGGTGTTTGACGCAATCTTGTTCGCCGTGATGGTACCGGCAGCAAGATGGCTCGCGGTGATTTCCCCCGCCTTGATATTGGCCGCCAGGACGCAATCGGCGGTGAGCATCGAATTGACGATGGAGCCCGCGCCCGGCGTGGCGGAAACCACCCCTGCCGTCGCGCTCGATCCGCCGATGGCGGTGCTGGGGAAGCCCTGCTGGTTGATCTGGCGAATCCAGTAGTAATACGACGGACCGCCACTGCCGACGTAATCGGCATAAAAGCCTATCGAGCCGCGCACGGAGTCGATGACGGTGGCGCTGCCCACCGATGATGTCGTGCCGCGCAGGATCTCGGTACGATCCACCTGGGACATGTTGGCGGGATTGGTCCAGGTGACGAAGATGCAGTTGGCGCTGGTGTTGAGGGTAACGCCGGATGCCGTGGGCGGGGCCAGTTGGGCCATCGCCCCGGTGACGGTGTAGGAGTAAGCCGAGACATCGGCAAGCGCCTGGCGGCCGCCGCCGTAGCGGTTGTAGCTCAGGAATTTGAAGTACAGCGTCTTGCCGATCATGGACAGATCGAGGTCATCGCTGTAGGCGACGGCATCATCGACACGCACGAAGGGCGCCCCGCCGCTGTGGGCGGCCGCCGTGGTGTTGTGCACCCCGCGCGTGGCCAGGGTAAGGTCGTAGACGTTGGCAGCGACCAGTGCGCTGGTGGTGAAGGCGACGAACTCGGGGCCGATCAGGGCCAGGGTGCTGAGATTGGCGGCATCCGCCGCGGAGCCGCTGAGGATCTGGCCGCCGATGCCGGCCAGCGTGATGCGCGGCACCTGGCCGACGGCGGCGGTGATGGCGCTGCCGATGGTGCCGTAGCGGGCGCCGCCGGCTGTCTGGCCGACATACGCGTAGCTGGTACCGTCATTGCTGCCCCAGATCTCGCAGCCGCCCCACTCGACGCTGTTGCCGGTGACGGCGATGCCGACGGCGAGGCCGGAGAGTGCCTGCGTCGCCGGGATCTCGAAGAAGGCCGGGGCGACGACATTGCCGGGGGCGACGCTGTAGTCGACGACATAGCCGTCGCCTGCGGGCGCCGTGTAGAGCGGCGAGGAATGAATGCCGGCCGGAGCGTCTTCGGCGTTGATGGTGAGGGCGCCGGTGTCGTCTTCTTCGACCGATAGCACGCGCACGGGCACGCGATCGAGGCCCAGGCGCACGTCGGTGAGGGTGACGTAGTCGCACGGTTCGAGGCGCGCGTAACGCCAGCCCACCTTGAATTCATACACGTTGCGCGTGTACATCGCGCGCTGCAGAATGAGCTGGGCCACCAGGCGCGCGGTGGCGGCGTCGGTGATCTGGTGCGCGACGATGATGTCCATCTGGCGCAGGCCGTACAGCTCGACGCTGGCCTGGTCCTGCGCGTTGGCGATGGCGATGTTGTACTGGCTGGCGCTGTCGAGATACTCGATCTGCACCTGGTTATAGGCGTCGGCGTTGGGGGTGCGCATCACGCGCACGGGCTGGTCGTGATCGAGGTAATCGTCGTCGTCCAGCTCGTAGGATGGATCGACCACTGGCGTGAATGTCACGCCATGCGCGGTAGCGGCGCTATCGCTGAAGGGCGCGATCTTGAGCAGGCCTTCGCTGAAGAAGATGCCGGAATTGGCAAGCTGGATCAGATCGGTGATGGCCTGCCTGGCTTCCTGCTGGGTTTCGTAGGCCGGCGACATGAACAGGTCGTTGGCGATGCAGTAAGCGGAGAACTGCCCCCAGTCGCCGAGATAGGCGCTGGGGAAGCCGGCGCCGTAGTGGGTGCCGGTGAGCAGCGCGGCAATGATCTCGCGCGGGTTGGCGCCGTCGATGGTGCCGGGATCGTAGGGCAGCAGGCCGGTGATATCGAAGGAATGATTGCCGAGAACGACGCTGCCGCCCAGATCGTAGCCGGCGGCGGCGACATAGGCGGTGCCGCGATAGGCCAACGCCTCGGTGGGGTGGGCGCTGGACAGGTAGCTCCAGGCGGTCTGGCTGTAGCTGCCGAGGAACTTGGTGAATGCGCTGGCGCCGGCGTGGTATTCCTTGTCGACCCAACAGTTGTTGATTGCGCTGACGGGGCCTTCGGCGAGACCGAGCAGGAATGACGTCTGGTAGGTATAGGTGGTGTTGCTGGTGGTGATGCCGCCGCCACCCTTGCCGCCACTGGTGGACGAGCTGGTGGTGTGCGGGATCGCGGCGAAGTCGCCGTACCAGATCAGATTGCCGGCGATGCGGTTGCGCCCGAAAAGCAGCGGCACGGGTTTGCCGAACACACTGCTCTGGATGTTGAAGCCGGCCAGCGGGGTCTCGCTAGTGGCGATGGTCTGCTTCCCGCCGCCGAAGAGGCCGCTCATGGGACCGCCCTCCCCCCGACCCCCTGCCCAAGGCAGGGGGTGACCTCGGCCGGCACCAGCGACCAGAAGGAATGCAGGCGCCCGGACAGCTCGGCGCCGTTCATGGCATCGACTTCGACGACGCCCTGGCCGAAGTAGGCATGAATGCACACGGGCCAGTCGACGACAATTGCGGCGTGGCTGACGCAGCGGCCGAACTTGAACAGCGCCAGGTCGCCCGGCTGCGGCCGGTCCATGGCCGACAGTGGCGTGGCATAGCTGGCCACCGCCTGCAGGTAGCGCTCCTCGCTTTTGTGGAAATGCCAGTCGCGCGGGTAGTGGCCGGTATCGACCGCCGGCAGCAGGCCGACTTCGGAATACACCGCGACGAGCAATTGCAGGCAATCGACGCCGGCGCCCTTGACCCGGCCGGCATGGTGGAAAGGCGTGTTGAGCCAGGCGCGGGCGGCGGCAACGATGGCGGCGCGCTGGCTTGCGGCGGACTGGATTGCGGCTTGCGCCGGAATGACGGGATCTTGTGTCATACCGCCGTTTCTGGTACGGGAACGAAGGGATAGCCTTTGAAGTTCACGACGTTGTTGAACTTGACGCTTTCGCAGGTGGCCTTGCTCCTGTCGCAACCCGGCCAGACGGTGAAGGCGTCGGTGATGGCGGGCGCCGCAGGCAAGGGGTTGAGCAGCGCGATCGCGCCGCCGCTCCAGCGCTTGACGCTGCGACGGGTGCCGGTCAGCAAGCCCCCGGTGAATTGGAGGGAGCCGAGATCGAACCAGCCATCCGGGTTGCCCATCGAGGCAGCGAAGCCCGTCCTGGTTGCCGCGCCGGTGACCGTACCGGTGATGGCGAAGGCGGCGGACGACAGGGCGCAACCGTTGTCGAACAGGGTGTGCTGACAGCCGGCCTGGTAGAGATTGCGCGGCAGCTTGGTGTTGAGCAGTTGCAGCGGCGAATTGCAGGTCATCGCGATCGTCATGCGATCGATGGTGATCGGGGCGACATCGCCGACGAACATCTTGAGCATGCCGACCACGGTGGGGACGGCCTCGATGAAGGCGCGCTGCAGCATCAGCGTGGCGCCGTCGAGGGCGCCAGAACAGGCGGCCTGAAACCAGCTTTGCGCGCCGACCAGGTCGGTGTCCTTGGGCGAGATGCGCAGTTCGAGGGTATCGACCTCGAGGCCGATCACGGTGCGGGTGTTGCCGCGCTCGATCACTGGGCCGGATGCCGACCAGGTATTGCCACCGAAGCTGAGCGAGACATCGAAGGAGGTGAAGCGCAGCACGCTGCCGCTGGCCAGGGTGAGGGTGTAGCAGTCGGCCATCAGGAAGGGCCGGCCGCTGCCGAGCAGCTCGATCAACGGGGCGGTGGCGGACTTCATACCTTGTTTTGCAGGGCGCCGATGAATTCGATTTTCTTGGCGGTGTAGAGATCGTCGAGGAAGCGGGCGAAATCGGCCTCGTCATGGGTGAAGCGGCAGCGATGGTAGTAGCTGAAGCTGGCGGTGACGGCCTGGCCGAGCGACGGCGTACCGCTGGTGATGGTGACGAGGCCGGTGGCGCTGACGGTGTAGGTGGCGCTGCTGCCGGCCACCTTGACATTGGTGATGCTGAGCGCGTTATGCACCGGCTCGGTAAAGGTGGCGTCCGCCCCATAGCCGAAGGTGCGCTGGAGCTGAAAGGCGACCGTGCTGCCATCGCCGGTACCGAGCGACTGGTCGGT